GTCGGCTCGCATGAGTTGGATGTAATCAACTACAATCAGGCTCAACCCCTGCTTGCTTGCCTTCATTTTTGCTGCCGCGTTGCGGATTTGCAAGGGCGTGACCGCTCGCTCCTCGATGCTGATTGGGAGATTCGCGACAGCTTGATAGCACGGCGTTATGCGCTCGAAATCTGACAGCTCCATTTTGCCAGTGGACAGCTTTTGCAAGTCCACCCCGGATTCGTTCGCCAGAAAACGTGCTACAATCTCTGCCGGATTCATCTCCAAGGACACCATCAGCACCCCGCCGCCGTGTTCTGCGACGTATTTCGCCATGCAGATAGCCAACGACGTTTTACCTACGCCCGGACGTGCGCCGATGTAAATGAGCTGTCCCGGCTTGAATCCGCCGAGCCTATTATCAAGGTCTGCGATTCCGGACATTATGCCGTCTTGCTTTCCGATTGAATCCACAAACGCGAACACTGCGTCTTTCATCGTTACGCCGTCATCGACGGCTGCTGATGATTGCGCCGCTGTTGCGCATTCCGCTTGAAGAGATTCCACCGACGCGCCGGGATTGCCCACGTCTTGCAGAATTTTTCTCGCCAGTGCTGCAAGCTCGCGACGTTTCGCGCACTCCGCCAGAATCGCTATATATTGCCGGGACATGACAGGAGAGATACCCATTTTTACGCATTCCATCAAGAGGGCGGTGTTTTGCAAGTCGCATTGTACCTCTGCGTCCAGCGTTACAAGGTCAACGTTCTTTCCTTGCTTTGCAAGTCGCATGATGCCGCGCTGACAGGCTTGCATTTCTTTTAACCCGAAAATGCTGTCCGGCAGTGCTGCAACCTCTTGTGCGACGATTGCATCCTGCATTGCAAGCCCAATCAGGCTCTTTTCCGCGTCCTCGTTAATGTATGCGTCCATAATTAGCTAAATCTCCCCGCTAATTCTTCCAACTTCACTCGTTCCTCTGGATGCTCTAAAGCTCGTTGCTTTGCGTACTTTTTGAATACCTCCCCGAACGTTACCGACGGCGGCTTGTAGTCGTAATCTGCGCTTGATACTACCGGGTATTTCTCTGCATCAATCCGCGCTTGGCGTTCTTCCTCTTGTCGTTCTTTTGCGCGTCCGTTAATTACGCCTTTTAGGTATCGAATATTCGGTTTTCCTGCTTCCCCGGCGATTTTGACGCATTCCAGCACCTCTTCCGCGCTGTTGTCGGCTACAAGCTTGTTGAGCGTCTCCATCGTCGCCGTCGTGTCGGGGAATCCTTGCCGTTTCGCTTCGTCCAGCACCGCGTTTGTTCCCTGCTGAATTTCGGCGGCTTCCTCGTCGCTGATAAAGGGTGTAGGGGTGCGCATTTCGGGCTTTTGCTCTGGTTCGGGGTTGAGCTGTGCCGGTTCAGGCTGCTGGATTTCTTCTGAATGCTCTTTCTTCGGACGACCGCGCCCGCCGGATTTTCCAGCCGCCACTTTTTTCTCGTATCCTTCGCTCGCTCTGTCCAGTTCACGAACAAGCGCGTTATAAAGGTACTTGATTGTACGCGGCATTTCAGCCGTTTCTCCGCTCCTTCCATATTGCAGGTACGCCCTGACAACAAGCCCGATTTCCTCGTCGGACAGTTCTTCGATGTCGTCAGCCATATCGAGCGGTATCGGTACATACTTTACCTTCGCCATTTGCTACCTCCATCAGCCGCCGTTAGAACGGCAAATCCTCGTTGTATACCGGGGTGTACTGCGGCGCGGGCAGTTGAGCCGCCTCATGCGCCACCTGCGGTATATCCTGTTTCGCGCTGTCCAAAAACTCAACATCCTGCGCGAATACTTCCAGCGTTGCGCGTGTGCTTCCGTCGTTGGCGTTGTATGTGCTGACGCTGACGCTTCCAATCACACAAACCTTGCGCCCCTTTGCAAGGTACTTTTGGCACGTTTCCGCTTGCTTGTCCCAGACGGACACGCGGAAGAAGTCTGCTTCTGCCTTTTCACCCGGTTTCGCGCGGCGATTGACCGCAACCGTGAAGTTGGCGACGCTCTTGCCGCTCTGCGTCGTGCGCAACTCAACGTCCCGCGTTAGATTTCCGATGATTGTCAGCTTGTTCATTGCTTTTCCTTCCCAGCTTGTACAGCTTAGCTATTTTTTCGTCGATTTTGACGGGCTGAATGTGGTACTTCTCGTCGAACTCCGCCTGTGCCATCGTGTGGCACTCTGTGTGATGTACACGGCAAAGCGGTTCGCACAGCAGCCCGATATGATTGATTTCCGTGCGGTCTGCGCCCATGCCGACGCGCTCCCAATGATGTAGGTCTGACGGTCTGCGTCCGCAGACGGCGCATTGCTTGTGCATCACGCAAGCATAGATATACGCGCCAATGTCCTCCGCGTACTCCACAAGCGGCTGTTTTGTTGGGATGTCGTTTACCACGCAGAACTCAACAAGCCAATCAATATAGAGCCGTGCGGTTGTCATATCCACGTCGGACAGGCTGAATGCCTTGATTGCCTCCGCTTGCAGCTTGTCAATCCGCGCTCGCAGAAACTCCGCCTTGAGCATCGTGTTGAGGTCGCTCTTGTCGCCCTGCCCGATGTATCCCGTCGCTGCTGCTATTTCGCCAATCAGCGCCCACGCCTTGCGCCGCTGCTCTGGACTAATTGTGCGGCAGTCCTGCCATAGCACCGTGACGGTATCCGATAGGTTTTCCGCATCGGGGCGGGCAGTCTGGATTGTCAGGCTGCCCGGTTGCTCGATGACCTTGCCGATTGTCGCAATCATGGCTCACTCCACGGCTCGCGTTTGGTTTCCTCGCGTGTCGGCTCTTTTTCCCAGCACCGCCACTTTGTGCCGTAGTCCCCGTTGTAGACGCAAAATGCACCAATGGCGATGTTACAAGGTATAGCGCGCCACGGATATATATTCGTTTTTAGACATACGCAAATCGGGATGTTGTCTCGCAGTTCCAGCCACACAATCGCCGTCTTTTTGTTTTGCGTAACGGCTTCGGCGCACGTCAGAACGCGATTTCGCGGCTTAGTCGTCATCGTCATTTCTTCCTTCTTTGGCGGAAATTCTGAATCGCACGTCGGGCAATGAAGCCGCGCTGTTCTTCTTACCATATCGAGTACAACGTATTTCATTTCACCGTCGCAGTACGGGCATCGCGGCATAAGTTCTTCTTTAGGCATTCTTTTCCCCCTCCCACAACTTTTCCTCCCCTTTCTCCATGCGTCCTGCTTTAAGTTTGTAGTAACGTTCACGTGCGGCTTTACAGATTTTTTCTCTATGCGCTAAGTAATGCTTTCGATTACGTTTCAGCTGCTGTTCTCTATTTTCCCAGTAATATTCGCGATGCCGTTTTTGCAGCTCTCCTTTGTGCGCTTGATAGTAAGCCCGCTGATATTCGCGATATGCTTCCCCGCGTTCAGCCATCCGCGTCAACTCGCTTTCCAGTAATAAATTCCGCCCTCGGCAGCGTCTCAATCCATGCGCAGAACGCCCTCCATTCCGGCAGACGGTGATTCTTGCGCTGCTGGTAAATCGTTTTGAGCTGGCGGTAGTTGGTAGTCATCCGCGCCGTCAGCCGCAAGCCAACAGGCACGTTGTAAAGGACTGCAAGATACCGTTCCGGCGTTGGGGCTTCCTTGTACTCCTCAACCAGCTTTTCCACAAGCTCGATTGTCTCCCGGCGAACGTAGTCGATGCATTGCTCGTCGATGTCCATGCTTGTTATGCGGTGCATGGTGGACTGGCTTGATACAAAGTCCAGGAAATGATACCGCTCGGCTTCCACCCACGCCTTTACGGTAAACGTGAGGTCGAACTGCACGACAATCCCCGTCAAAAACTGGTCGTGTCCGCTCCCCGTTTGGCAGTTTGCAAGCGCCATCGTCCGCTCTGTGACTTCCGCGCTGCAATTCTCCGTGTCGGTTGCCATCGGATAGCGGCTTGCCTTTACGCTCGACACAAGCCCCATGATTTCCACGTTGCTGACTACATTCATCGTCTTTCCCCTTTCTCGATTTGCTCCACCATGTCAAACGGGTCATCGAAATCCAGCCGGATTCCCGTCTTTTCCAACACATCATCAATCAATTCTGCCGTTGTGAAGTACGCGCCGGGTTGAAGATACTTTTGCGTTGCTGTCAGCATCCGATGAATCCGCTGCGCGCCAAACCCGAACTCCTCTTTCATCGCAAGGCACATTCCGGCAAAAATCATCTTGATTGCGTGGCGTTCTGCATCCTTCGCTCCGCGCTCATACTCGCGTTCGTAGCCTCCCCGCGCCCTCATGATGCTCTGCGTGGCGTGTGTCATGTCCCGCGCCGCTCGCCTGCGTTCTGCCCGATTCATTACGATGCCTCCCGGAAATTAGCTTTCACCGCGTCCATCAGTTCCTTTGCGTCCTGCATCGTCATTTCTTTCGTCGGGATGTTGCGGACGATGTTTTCTTCCACAAGCGCGGCGCGAACTCTGCCCAACTCCTGCATATCCATGCCGATGTTGCTGCATTCGCGCATGATGTAGTTCGTCGGCGTTTCTGCCGGGTTCTCTGCGTTCTTGGGCTGCGGCTTCGGCTGTTCGTGCTTCGCCTCGTGCTTGGTTTCGTAGCTCTCGCCGTCCGGGTCGGTCATTTCCTCCGTAGGAATGCAGAATACTTGGAAAAGCGCGTACTTATAGGCAATTGCCATCGCCTTATTGCTTGCCTTGTCGCCGCTGTCCATGCCTTCGCCCAGCGTCACCGCCTCGACAAAGCTGCCATCGGTGGCATAGAAGCGGAACGCGATTTTCAGCAGACTGTACCGCAGTTCTCCGCCTTTCGCTGTTACCTTGATTTCTCGCGTCTGCTCCAAAACCTGTGGAACAGTGAAAATCTTGTTTTTCGTCAGGATGGGCTTCAAGGCGTTCATCACATCGTCGATGCCGCGGAACTTAAAACCCTGCTGCTGGTTGTACTTGTCTTTGCCTATTGCGGAAATGTCCGCCATCGCCGCGCTAATTGCGGCGTAAATCTGCCCGTTTTCCATGCTCGTTCCTCCCGTTAGTACTCGTTCCTTCTCTGATACTGTTCATTCCTGCGCTTCTCCCAGCGCCAATCTTCCCCCGTGCGGCTTGCTTCGTCCGCATATCCCGCTCGCGCTGGCATTCTGCACATTCGCGGATATACTTCTCCCTTCGTCTGGAAGCTGCCGCAGTCGCATTGCCACCAATTGTCATGCAGATATGCACCGCAGATGGCGCAGCGTCTTTCCATTCCGTTCACCCCTTTTTATATTCATCGGCTTGTTATTGTGCTTAATTCTTTCGGTTCCTTTGAGCTGATGCCCTGTTCTTTCCGTACCTTGACCCGCTCGGTGATAAGCGCAACGCGAATATCGCTTTCCGTGATTTCCTCCGCTGTAAAATGCTCCTTGTCGAAATCGTCATCCCATACGGGGAAGCCGCCCTTCGTGTAGTTCATGATTGGGCACTCCTTTTCTTGTTCTCGTTCCTTGCTATGTTCTTCAATCAGCGCAACACGCAGGTCACTTTCCGAAATTTCGTCCTGCGTCAGCAAAGAATCCACAAACGCCATAGCGTCCCCGCCGATTGCTGGGTTATTCTTCTTGCTCATAACCAATGCCCCTTTCTACAATATCTGCTAATTCTCTTTTCACTTTCTTCTATATTTTCATTTTCCACGCGCTATTCCATATTTTATGGGCTTCATCAGCGTGTTCTTTTGTCCATTCTCTCTTAAAAACATAATACTTTGTTGTGCCAACTCCGAGCAGCTTAGCTGCTTCCAGATTTGTTATTTCCTTTTTTGCAAGCCTCTGCATTATACAATCTATATTGGACGGTGCTTCTTTACGCTTTTGCCCAATTTTTACACCTCTCTCTCTTGCTTTTTTTTGTCCTTCTCTAATCATATTGGAGAAATTGAGTCTCTTTTTCCCATCATAGTCATGTACCATTCCGTGGCATTCTTCACATAGTGGAATCATATTTGATAGTACATCTCTTCCCCCCAACAGAAAGTGGAACTATATGGTGCATGGTTGTCGCTCGTTCTCCGCAGTTTGCGCATCTATTTCCGTATGTTTGCCATGCCTCGCACACAAGCGCTTGATTTCGTTTTTCTTGTCTCAATTACTTAATCTCACCCCTTCTGCACCGCGAAAACCGGGTCGCGCGGAACAATTTTGATGCCGGGAACGACTTCGCCCGTAATTTCATCAATCGCCTGTCCGTTGTTTTCTACAAATAACCCTTTCAGCGCCGTCCATTTCAGCTTCGGCACGTTCTCCACGCAGGACGGCGCATTCTCGGCACACCACGCGATAATCTGCGCATCGTCGCGCTCGTACTCCGGCGCTTGCGCCTTGCGGACAAGGATGCCGCTCGGCAGCTTGTACTTCTCGCTGGTCTTCGTCGCCTTGTGCGGCACGGTGTCGAAGTAGCTTTCCAGCATGGCGGTGAAGTAGGCAATCCGTTGCTGCGTAGTCTGCTCTACTCGGTCGCTTTGCTTTTTGTAGTACTCCTTCCACATCTTCGCGGCGTTTTCTGTTTCCATGATTTTACGCACCGCCCAGTCCGCCTTTTGGTCGTTGTCGATGATGAAACTCGCGCTTTCTTCCTGCTCGGTTTCCTCGATTTCTTCAATGTCGTCGGTGATAAACTGCTCCATATATGTTGACTTCCTTTCGATTTTGTGTTAGAATGGCAGTGGCTTAACCGCCACATTACCCTTTCTGTCTGCTCGTGCCGCGCTTTGTACCCGCGTCACGGGCGCTTTTTTTATGCCCTTCTCCGGGCGATTGTGCCGTCAGGGTTCATCAGCCCGCGTGCCACAAGGTCGTTGCGCTTCTTCCGCTGGCGGATGACCTCGTTCTCCTGTTCCTGCGCTGGGTAACGCTTTCGGCGCTCCATCTCCTGCTCAAAGTCGCTGACAGTGACGCGGATAGTTTCGTGCGCCTTTCCGCCGATGCAGATGTGCGGCATTTCGCGCATAAATTTCCGGGCGCTCTCCTTGCTGATGCAGAGAATTTCGGCGACGCGCTCGGTGTTGAGGTACTGCGTCATTTCGCGCCACTCCTTTTCTCGATTCTCGCCAGTGTGTCAGACAGGCAAGCAACCGCCTTTTTGATTAACTCGACATACTTGTCGCGGTTCATCATGTTGTCGATTTTGCCGTCGTCGCTCACGTCGCGCTCAATGGCTTCCTGCAATCGCAGTATGTCCTCGATTGCGTACCGATTCCGCAGAACGCTCCCCATCGTTGTTGTATCGCTAATTGAGCTGTAATGCCGTCGATAACTGTCGCTGTGTGACAGCATCCAGCGATGCCACAGCATAGGGCATTTGTACAGCTCCTCAAGCTGGTCGATGACTTCCGGCGACGGCTCTGCTTCATCTCCTTCCCATCGGCGGATGCACGATTCCGATGTGTGGATTTCCTGCGCAACTTGCCACAAGCGCAGCCCTGCTTGCTCTCTGGCGGTTCGCAGCTCATAACCGCGAAATTCCGGCATTTACTTTTCCCCTTTCTGTGTTATCATTTCATTGGGCGCAAGGGCGAAAGCCGTCGCGATTACTTCCGCGATGAAATTGCCCTGTGCGTCAATCTCTCCCGCCTGATACCGTCCCGTCTCGGAGAGTGCGCGGCTATACGCCCGCTCAAACGTCAGCTTGGTGATGTCGTCCGGCGTGTTAATGCCCGCCATGTTACAAACAGCGTCGTAGACAATCCGCATTGCGGCGCTGTCTCCCAGATGGTTGCGAATCTGCTTGACGATTACCGCGTCGATGGGACACCAGCGCAAGCCCTCGCCTTCCTCCGGCTGCATCGTTACCCCGGTTGCTCGTTGGAAGTCAGTCATTTTGATTAGCCTCCCTCAGTTGCTTTGTTTTGGCAAGCAGCTTGTCCATCGCGCTCTCATACGCTCTGTAAACGGCATTCGCGTTGTGATAGCGGTCTTTCCATTCATCCCCGACGCTACACCGCTGGAACATTTCCTTGTGCTTTTCTTTCCGCCCAACTCGCGTACTATACACGATTTCGTTCCAGACGCGGCTTGCAAAACTTTTGCTGTCGCATACCATGTCGAGGTTGCGGATGATTTCGGTCGCATTGCGAAGCAGCACATCGTTGACCATGTTCGCTTCCCAGATTGCCGCCCGCGCCTCTGCGTTTGGAACGACCTTTTCCGGAATAACAAGCATTACCCTTCCCCCCCCTTAGACGGCAACCGCCGTCTTGTCCATTTCGTACTCAACAGCCAACAGCATGGCTTCCATCACGGCTTCATACTCGCTGTATGCTTTGTTGATGTCGTCCCAGTTCCCCAACTTCGCGAACTCGTCGCGCGTCATGGCTTTCAGCTTCCGCGCACTATGGCGGATGGCGAAAATCGTCTTGTTCGCGTCACAGCGCGATACGCAACCGCGCTGGTTTGCAATTCGCGACTTGATAGAATCCTTTTCCATTGTGATACCCCTTTCTATCTTTGCGCTTTTCGCGCTGTTAGTTAGTCGATGAGTGTCCACCAGTCCACGCCCAAGGTCGGCGCAAGCTGCTTTGCAACCTTCGGCGTGACGTTGCGTTCACCATTCGCAATCCGCGAAAGCATTGATTCTGAAATGCCCGTGATTCGCGCAATGTCCGCCATCTTCAACCCCCTGCTTTCCGCAAGGTTTCTAATGTTTGCCAACGTTTCTCCTTTCCTTAACTTGCCCAGCGGTCAAGTTTTTCGTCAAAAAAATTCGACTTTTCTTCTTCTTTGGGCGGGGGTGTTTGATTTCCAACCCGTCCGTGTGTTATCCTATTTGTGCAGGATTCTGTTTTCGCGTCGTCCCTCGCGCTCTACGCTGATGTAGGTTGCTACCTCGTTAATCAGTCGTATAGCGATTATGAATGCGACGCTCAAGCCAAAGAAGACGAACCCTGCCGGGTCTGCGTGTGGCATCCGTGTCACTCCTCTCGTAATAGTTCTCGGTGGGAAGTGTGAAATACGTCCTCCAGCGCTACCAACACAGGATAGGACGGGTCACGCTTCCCAGTCTCGATTAGGCTGTAAGCCTGTACCGTGATTCCGAGCTGCTTTGCAACATCGGCTTGCGACCAGCCTTGTAAGGCTCTGACCCGCTTTAATGCGGTTCTCATTGTTGCTCCCTTCTCATCAACTCTCGGCAAGTGTTTTCCGCTTGCTTGTTTACATTATACATCAACTTTGCGTTGATGTCAAGAGGTTTGCAATGTTTTCACGAGAAAAATTTGCTTCCCGCCTTTTGGCGTTGCGCAAGCAAGCAGGGCTTTCCGTTGCGGCGCTTGGTGATGCGCTTGGTATCTCCGGCGCGTCCGTGACGCAGTTGGAGAAGTGCCAGCGTTCGCCCAGCGTTGAGGTATTCGGAAAAGTCGCTGACCTCTTCGGCGTTTCCTACGATTATCTTGCCGGGTGCGACGGTGCGCCGTCTCCAAAAGAGACGGACACGCTCTACTTGGAGATTTCCGCGCTTGCCCCGTCTGACCGGGAAGAAGTCATGCGGTACGCTCGCTATGTCCGGGCGAACCCGCGCAAGTGAGGTGATGCACCGTGCCGTTCCCGGAAATTCTGCTTGCGCTGCGGCTCTCGAACGGGCTGACCCAGCAGCAGCTTGCAGAACGCGCCAACGTCGCAGAGATAACAATCCAGAACTATGAATCTGGAAGAAGCAACCCCGTTCCGACGCGTCTTCTCGCAATCGCGGATGTCCTCGGCGTTTCGCTCGATACGCTCGTTGGGCGTGATGAGAACGCGTTCTCGCCGCCCGACTTCGACCCACTGGTAGAACAGGTGAAGTCTCTTTCCGCGCTCCAGCGTGCGGATGTGATGAAGTACATTGAGTTCATCAAGTCCCGCTCCTGATGCGCGTTTGTGCTGGACAACACTCTACAAGGGCAAAAACGGCGTTCTGAGCGCTTCCAGCTCGTCAGGCGAGGAAATACCACTCTCGACGTGCAAGCGCTCCTGCGGGCGTTTTTGTGCGAATTAGACGTTGCTTTCGCGCAAAGCCCTTTTTGCTTCCGCCTGTGTCGCCAAAACTACTTCTCGCTCCCCTCAATGGCGTGCTGGATGATGTAAATCATCTGCTGGTTGACGCTTCGGTTTTCGCGCTCTGCAAGGACTTGCAGCTTGCGATGAAGCCCCGCGCCCATCCGCAGTGTGACTTTCCTGCTGTCTGCCGTCATTGTGCCGTCACCTCTCTTTTATTATATAGTGCCATCACCTTGCTGTCAAGGTGCTGCCCGAAATTTTTTTGAAGGTGGTGATTCCCTTGCCGTCCGACCTCCCGAAGTTTACGCTCCGCACTGACAAGCAGACGCTTGACAAGTTCCGCGTGGTTGCGCAAAAGAACCTGCGAACCGTCAACCGCGAATTGGAGATGCTAATGCGTCAGCACATCGCGGACTATGAGGACAAGCACGGCGAAATCGTCCTCCCTCAAAATCAGGACTGATTGCTATGCAGTCATATCCTATGCAGGAATGGAGGTGAGTATGCCTTGCTTGCGTCAGAATATCGTCTCTGCCGTGACTTTCAGCGCGGCAAACAGCTTTCGGCGGAACAGCTTGCGCGGTTGCGTTCATCTGGCTTCTTGGAGCAACCGCTATGCCCCGCAGACATTGAAGCACGTCCACCGGACTATGTACCGCATTTAAACCGTCACGCTCTGGAAGAGATGGAACGGTATCGGTCAGGTCGCTTTCACTTGTTGCTCGAAACGTTTGATTCGCTTCTTCATTTCTTTGATTCGAGGTTCTAACTGCCGTTTGCTCTGATACACGTTCACACCTCCAAGGTTACGAAAGGGGTATCATCACGATGAAAAAGTTTGTTTCCGTCCTGCTGGTTCTCTGCTGCCTGATGGCTTCCTGTGTCCCCGCGCTGGCGGAAAAAGCCGCGTTGGAAGACTACCTCTTGGGGGTTTTGCAAGCATATTGCAAAGATGACAAATCAATCGGATTGTACTACAATGTTTCCTTAGACCCCGAACGGCATTGTTATATCATCAAGGTGTCGTCTCAAAACACTGCAACATTCGCAACATGCGACCCTAAAAATTACAAGGAAATCAAGGATTCGTATGCCGAGTTGCTGGTTCAGATTACGGAGATGACTTGGGAGTTCTGCAATGATTCGTACTGCGTCGAGATTGATTTCTTTTTCTCGAGGGACTTTTCTGGCGAACCCTTCCTGATTATGTCCTCCGAAGGCGCAGTCTATACCATCAAGGAGACGAAGTTGCCAATAAATGCCGATACAAACAGCTTTGTTAAAGAAGGTGCAGACCCGGCGATTTTTGAGAAAATCAACGAGGTGTACGGTCAGTCGGATTTTTTGCAGTCGGTAATCTACGCCGATGGAGATTACGGAATCCGTGTCGGTGGCGCATTCTCGACCAGCTTTATCAAGGCGAAGCAGGAAGGAACATCGTCAGACTTTACCAAAATCCGCGATAAATACGCCTCTGTCTTGCAGACGATTGCCGATATTGCGCCGAATGAGGTTTCGCTATACTTCACGGACGCAGATGGCAATTTTGTGTATTGCATCGTCTGCGAGAAGGGCAAGAAGCCAGTTGGAATGCCTTTGTGATGCCTATCCAAATAGCGCCCTGACATCTTCCACCCCCAGCGCGTCGGCAATGCGAATCGCTGTCGTAACGCTGGGGGTTTGCTGTCCTGCTTCGTAGTGCTGATATGCGCGGACTGTAACCCCGCAGCGGCTTGCAACCTCGACTTGCGTCATATTCGAGGCTTTCCGCGCATTGACAAGCTGAACATTCTGCATCTCCACTCCTTCCGTGAAGTATTCTTCATGCTCATTATAGCACGAATTATTCTTCACGTCAAGCGATTTCTGAAAGTTGGTGATTGTTTTTGTCTGACTTTCGCTCTCGTCTCTGCGACTTGCAGACGTTTTTTGACTATCGCAATGCGCAGATTGCAGAGGCAGCAGGGATTACTGTTCGCGCGTACCAGCTTTACAAGTCTGGATGCAGCGAACCGACGCTTTCGGCACTTGTCCGCATTGCTGACTTCTACGGCGTGTCGCTCGACTATCTCGTCGGGCGCTCCGACGACCCCACGTTCACGCCAGTTGCCGGAACTATCCCTTGCTCCTCAAGCAAGGACTGAATCACCTTTCGCGCTGTCAGCGTCCACATGGCGAACAGCCGCACAGTGCCGTTCTCCGTTTTGACGGGCTTGTAAGTCACCATGTCGGCAAAGTCCCCAGCGACCATCCAAGAGCCATCGGAGCGCTGTATCTGGATGCCAGCGCGGCGACGCTGATTCCTTGAACCCCGGCGACGTGGAGAAAATGCCGCAGCTTGTCAGCCATCGACCTCACCCCCGAAAAGGGCTTCGACCGTCGTGCCAAGCGCACGGGCAAGGCGGATAGCGCCATAAATCACAGGATGCCTTTCGTCCCGCTCGTAGAGAGAGATTAGCCCCTGCTTACACCCGACGAGTTCCGCAAGCTGCACTTGCGTCATGCCTTGATTCTTGCGGAACTCACGCAAGCGGTTAGCCATCGTGCCACCTCCATATGTCAAAGCAAATTTATTTCACGTCTGTATTATATTTCTTTCAGTCCTATTTGTCAAGAGGGTGAAAGAAAAAAAGTGTGGTGTAAATATATGGTTTTGTCGGAACGTCTTGTAGAATTGCGCAAAAAAAAGGCGTCAGCCAACGAGCTGCCGCAGAAGGTATTGGAATCCAGAACGCTCAATTGAGTGGGTATGAACGTGGTGCGAACGAACCGTCCGCCGCTATGCTTGCCCGCCTTGCCGAGTATTACGGCGTGACCACCGACTACCTGTGCGGACTGTCCGACAACCCGCAAGGGACGTCTGACCGCCCTATCCTCGACGCAACCTGCGAGGCGATTATCGCCAAGCTGATGGGTGCGCCGGATGACGTTGTGCGCGAGGCGATGGACTACGTTGAGTACCTCACCGCGAAAGCAGAACGTCGGATGCGGCAGGAGCGCAAGGAACGTGATAGCTTAAAGCGCATGGCGGACAAGGTGGATGCTGAAAAGGGCGAAAAGTGATGTCCCCGGCGCGAATGTCGGGAACAGCAATCAGGAGAATCAGCAGAGGAGCAGAGCGGAGAAGCAAGATGCCATGATTATATGCCAGATTGCCCCGCTTGTCAAGCCCCCCTGCTGATTTTTTTGTGGGCAAAAATGGCAAGACGTTTTGTTGACCCCAACAAAACGGGCAGCGAGAACCATTTGCG